CTGTCCAAGATGTGTTGAACGTCACTGACTTGATTCAAATGCAGAACATCTCTTTTGTGGAGATGAACCGTTTTCAGAACTTGTCTGCCCCTGTCTCTGGCAAGCCAAACTACTATGCTTTTGATGGCGTTGACAACAACGGCGACACCAAGGTGGTGATTTTCCCCCGTCCAGATGGTGTGTACACCCTTCCATTCTCGCTGACAGTCCCACAAGCCCCTTTAGCGGATGATGGCACGGTTGTTTTAGTGTCTGACACCCTAGTGGTGCAGAACGCTTACGCACGGGCCTTGGTGGAGCGTGGCGAGGATCAAGGCTTGAGTTCGTCTGAGGCGTATCAACTGTACCGTGGGATGCTGGCTGACAGCATTGCCTTGGAGGGCACACGTTACCCTGAACAGCAGGAGTTCTTAGCCATATGAGCCAAGTCATCCAGACCGCCAGTGTTTCAGCGCCAGGGTTCTTTGGCCTGAATACTCAAGACTCTCCATTAGATTTGGCGAGTGGCTTTGCTCTGGTGGCAACGAACTGCATCATTGACCAGTTCGGGCGTATTGGGGCACGTGAGGGGTTCAGCCGAATCAACTCAAGTTCTGGGGCTTTGGGTGCGAATGATGTCACTGTCATGCATGAGTTGGTTCAAGCTGATGGAACTCTGACAATTTTGTTTGCAGGGGCCAACAAGCTGTTTAAGCTGGATAGCTCAAATGCTGTGTCTGAGTTGACCTATGGCGGTGGAGGTACTGCCCCCACGATCACGGCAAGCAACTGGTCTGTTGCCTCGCTGAATGGAATCACTTACTTCTTCCAAGAATCTCACGACCCGTTGATCTTTGATCCGGCGGTCAGCACGACCACTTATCGGCGCGTGAGCGAGAAATCTGGGTATGCAGGCACTGTCCCTTTGGCGAACATCGTTATCTCTGCCTACGGGCGTTTGTGGGTGGCTGACACGTCAACCGACAACGTGACGATCACTTTCTCAGACTTGTTGTCTGGTCATGTTTGGACAGGTGGGTCGTCTGGTTCGCTGAACATCAACACGGTGTGGCCCAACGGTGCGGACAACATCACAGGTCTAGCGGCTCACAACAATTTCCTGATCATCTTTGGTGCGCGTCAGATTCTGGTCTATACGGGTGCGAACAATCCAGCAGGGACTTCGCCTGTTACCTTCTTGTTGGCTGACTCTGTGGGTGGTATTGGGTGTATTGCCCGTGACTCAATCCAACAGACGGGCAAGGACGTGCTGTTCTTGTCCAACTCTGGTGTTCGCAGCTTTGCCAGGACGATCATTGAAAAGTCTTTGCCTGTGGGCGACTTGTCCAAAAACGTCCGAAACGACCTGATTCAGATCGTTAGCGGTGAGGACAAAAAGAACATTAAGTCGGTCTATTCAGAGACAAAGGCTTTTTACCTATTGACGCTTCCCTCTGTGAGTGAGGTGTATTGTTTCGATACCCGTGGGCAATTAGAAGATGGCTCTTTCAGGTTGACTCGGTGGGATTCGATTGCACCAACCTCGTTGTTGTCACGGCGTAATGGTGATGTGTTGATTGGCAAGAACGGGTTTGTGTGCAAGTACGGAACGTACCAAGACCACACCAGCGCGTATCGTTTGATGTATTTCACCAACCATGCGGACTTGGGCAACCAGAACGTCACCAGCTTGCTCAAACGCATCAAGGTGGTGGTGATTGGTGGCTCAAACCAATCCGTAACGGTGAAGTTTGGGTTTGATTTTGCAGCCAACTACCAGGCGGTTAATGCTCAGATTCCAACTCAAAGCGTCTCGGAGTACGGTTTGGCTGAGTACGGCGCAAATGGTTCACCTGTTGCCCAGTACGCAGATGGTGTGGCCTTGCAAACGCTGTCTGTGCCAGCATCGGGCAGCGGTAAAATCGTTCAAACAGGCTATGAATCCAATATCAACGGATCGCCTTTGTCAATCCAGCGTATTGAGATTCAATCTAAAGATGGGAAGATAGCATGAGCAATTACGTTCAAAGTACCAACTTCGCTACCAAGGACGCGCTGTCCTCTGGTGACCCGCTGAAGATCGTCAAGGGCACGGAGATTAACACCGAGTTCAACAACATTGCCACGGCTGTTGCGACCAAGGCTGATTTGGTGTCGCCTACCTTTACGGGCACTCCAACACTGCCCACTGGAACAACTGCCGTGACGCAAGGTTTTGGTAACAGCAGTACAGCCTTGGCGACCACAGCTTTCGTGCAAGCCGCCCTCCAAGCCCTTCACCCCGTAGGCTCTATCTACATCAACGCTGGTGTGACAACCAACCCGGCGACTTTGCTAGGCTTTGGGACTTGGGCCGCCTTCGGTGCTGGTCGGGTCATGGTTGGTTTGGACGCTGGCGACGCTTTGTTCGACACGCTAGAAGAGACTGGCGGTTCCAAGGATGCGATTGTGGTTAGCCACACGCACACAGGAACCACAAGCACAAAGGAGTTATCAGGCAATATTAATTTCTCGACAAACTGCGGCGTTGTAACTAATGCGACCGGAATTTTTAGCACATCAGGTACAGAGCAGCGTACAGGAGGAATATCCGAGGGAAATACAAACCCAGATCGCGTAACAATTGACGCCGATCACAACCACACTTTTACCACAGCATCCGCAGGTTCTAGTGGCACAAACGCCAACCTGCAGCCGTACATCACTGTGGCAATGTGGAAGCGCACTGCATGATCACGCATCACTTCAGCGATGGTTTGTATGCCAAGCAAGCGGTGATCCCTGCTGGCACAGCCATTTTGAAACACACGCATGACTTCAGCCATCTGTCGATTCTTGCGTCTGGGAAGGTTGCAGTTTTGAGGGGTGAAGAGATTGACATCGTAGATGCCCCTGCGGTTATTGAGATTAAGGCTGGTCTGGTGCATGGTGTGAAAGCCATCACGGACTGCGTTTGGTTCTGTATTCACGCCACTGACGAGAAAGACCCGTCTAAAGTGGATGACGTTTTGATTGGAGTTTGATATGCCTATTACCGCAGCGTTAATTGGTGGAGGTGCTTCTTTACTGGGCGGCATCCTCGGTGGTCGTTCTGCTGAAAGAGCAGCACGGACACAAGCAGACGCACAAGAACGTGCGGCACAACTAGCGGCTGAAGAGGCGCGATTCCGTCCTGTCGGCATCACGACTCGCTTTGGTCGGTCGAAGTTTAAAACAGGCCCAGACGGGCGTGTATCAGGCGCTAGCTACACCCTTGACCCAGCATTGCAAGCCTATCAAGACCGATTTATGGGCTTGGCGGGTGGTGGTCTTTCCCAAGCAGAAATGGCGCAACAACAGTTTGCCCCGTTAGGTCAGGCTGCACAGGGTCTGTTTGGTTTGGGGCAGGGCTACTTGGCTCAGACACCACAGCAAGCAGCGCAGCAGTTCATGGCCCAACAGCAAGAGTTGTTGGCCCCAAGCCGTGAACGGCAGATGGCGCAATTGCAGCAGGGTCTGTTTAACACAGGTCGTGGCGGCTTGGCGGTGGGCGCAACAGGTGCGCGTCCAAGTGGTGCAGCAGGTCTTGGTGCAGCCTCTCCAGAGGTCGAGGCTTACTACAACGCTCTTGCCCAACAAGATGCAGCACTGGCAGCACAAGCCACACAAGGCGGCATGGATCAGGCCCGATTTGGGGCTGGTTTGTTTGCTACTGGTGGTAACTTGCTTACACAGGGCTACCAAGGTCAGACAGCGGCTCTTGGCCCGTATGAAGCGTATCTTGAGCAGATGAAGCAAATTGAGGCTTTGGGTCAGCAACCGCTTGAGCTTGGCATCAACATTGGCGCAAAAGGCCAAAGCACAGCAGGTGCAAATGCTTTGCTTCAAGGTGGGACGAGCGCGGCGCAAAGTCGATTTGCTGCTGATGCTTACAACCCGTTTGCCACAGCATTGGTCGGCGCAAGTCAGAACCCTCAGTTCACCACTGCACTTGCACGACAATTCAGCCGCAGTAACACTGGGCCTTTTGTTGATTTTGGCGGTTATGGCGCTGCTGGTGCTGATGTACTAGCGCAATATGGCATCTAAGGAGTAAGACATGGCAACAATCGTAGACACCTTGTTTGGCATATCTCCCGAGCGCCTAGAGCGACAGCGAGCAGAAGAGGCTGATGCCCGTGCTTTGCAGTTTGCCAAGCTAGACCCGTTTCAGCAAGCCAACTTCGCTATTGGTCGTGGTGCTTATGGCCTCGCAGGGGCATTGGGTGGGGCTTTGGGTGGTCAAGACCCTGAGTTGCAGCGCGTCACCATGCGTCAGCAGCTTTTGGGCACGATTGACCCATCACGTCCCGAGACTTTTGACTTGGCAGCACAGGCGGCAGAGCAAGCTGGTGACCAAGAGCTTGCGTTTGGTTTGCGATTGGAAGCCCCAAAGTATCGTGAACAAGCACGAATTGCCCAGATCAATCAACAGGCCGAACTTCTTGCACAAAAAACTGCTGCTCAAGAGCAACGGGCTGCTCAACTTGTTAGTCAATTGAAGAACGCTGATGGAACAGTCAATCAGACGGTGCTTTCTGAGTTGCAGACATTCCCGCAAGGCATGGCAGCAATCAAGGCTCAATCGGACATCTTGCCAGCAATCCGTAGACTCGGTGCAACTGGTGGAACAGAGGTCAATCCGTTTACTGCGTTTACTGATGACCCGACTATCCCAAAGAACGTCCAAACATATGCAAAACAACTGTCCAAGTCGTTTACAGACGGAATTCTTGACCCTGAAAAGGTTGACGCACGGGTCAAAGAACTGGCTGACATGACCCAACGGGCAGATCAGTATGCTCAGACCCAGGCTCAAATTAAAGCGCAGCAAGAACAATCAAATGCCTTCAGAGCGCAAGGCTTGGCAAACTCTGAAGCAGCTTTGCAACTGGCAAGATCGACCAAGGCATTGCAAGAGCAAAACGCCCAGATTGAGCGTGAGCGCAAGGAAGAAGAACGGAAAAATCGACCTCTTCCATCAAACTTGGCGAAAGCGGAAGAGGAAGATTATGGCACTGCACAAGCCTCGGCAAACCTTGCAACCGACACCAACAGGGTCATCAGCCAAATTAAATCTGGCGAGATTAAATTTGGTCTGAAAGACAGGGCAAGCATCCGAGCAAGGCAGGTGTTTGGCTCTCAAGACCCTGACGTTATTGCGCGTGAGAACTACGATAAGTTTTTGCTTGTTCTTACCAATGAGAGCTTGCGTTTGAACAAGGGAACCCAGACCGAGGGTGATGCAGAACGTGCTGCAAAAGAACTGCTGAGTTCAGAGTCACCAGAGGCAGCAGCATCAGCAATGAATCGTCTGCTGGAGGTCAATGTGCGTAGGGCACAAAATGCGGCAAACAGTGTCGAAAGACGCAGAGCAAACGCTGGCTTTCCAAGTCCAAGAGAACCTGTGCAAGTCCCTCAGTTTGATGTTCACATCATCAACAATACCGACTACAACAGCTTCTTGAAGAACCCAAAGTACCCATCTGGTACACCTTTCATTGACCCCAAAGGCGTAAGAAGGACAAAACCATAATGGCTAATTTTGAAGACGCACCTTTGGCTGACCAACCACAGGCAAACAATTCGGTCTTGATTGAGGATGTGCCTTATTCAGGCATTGCAGAGGGCGCACGTGCTGTTGGGCAAGGCGTTACCTTTGGTCTGCTAGATGAGTTGGAGGCTGCTTTACGCACAGGCGCTATCAGCGGCCCCGAGTACGAGCGTCAACGTAACCAGTTGCGTGAACAGCAAAAGCAATTTGGCATGGATATGCCTATCACCAAAACTGGCTTAGAGATTGGTGGCAGTTTGGTTGTGCCATTTGGTGCAGCAAAACAGGTCACACGATTGGCTCCAGCTACGCAAGCAGCAATTACTGGCACGACCACAACAGGTCAGGTTGCTCGTACTGGGGCTATTGGTGCTGGCACTGGTGCTTTGGCTGGTTATGGATTTGCTGAGAAGGATGCTGGTTCAGAGGCCGCATTGGGTGGTGTTTTTGGTGGCTTAGTGGGTGGGACTGTTCCAATCCTTGTCCAAGGCGCAGGTACTGTAATCAAGAACGTGCTGAATTCAGCAGGTATTGGTGACCAAGAGACAGCAGCATCCAAGATGCTGGCAAGCTATCTCCAGAAGGACAATCTGACCCCAGGTGAAGCACAGCAAGCCCTTGATGAGTTGCGGAGAATTGGCGTCCCCAACCCTGTGATTGCCGACTTGGGGAAGAGCCTAAATGATCTGGCTTACAGCGCATATGTAGTGCAGTCCAAGGCCAAGGGAGGCACAGAGTCTTTTCTTCTTGGTCGTCTTATTGATCAACCAAATGACATTGTGCGTGGGCTGGTTGAGAAGGCTGGTTTGGCTAAGAACGTCAATGGCTTTGAGTATTTGGAAGCCTTGACCACCAACCAGTCACGCCTTGCAAGTTTGGCCTACCCAGAGGCTTACAAGATGGCTGTTGATGCAACGCCATTCCGCAAGTATGTGGATCGTCCGGTGTTCCAAAAAGCCTACCAAGAGGCTGTCAAACGTGCTGGTGTGTATGGCAACACTTTGCCAGACCTGAGTGCCATCCGAAATGCACAGGCTGTACCCACCGACATCTTGCACCAGATCAAGATTGGTCTTGACCGTGTTGTGGATGCTGAAACCGATGCTGTCACTGGGAAAATGTCTGGTTATGGCGGTGATGTGGTTAAGGTCAAGAATGAGTTTAACGACCTTATCAAGTCGCTGAACCCTCAATACGCCAAAGCCAACGCAGAGTTTGCTGATGCAGAGCGCATTAAAAATGCCTTCAAGATGGGTGAGGGCTACCAAAAGCTGAATCCGAAAGAGGCTGCATCCAAGATTAAGAAATTAAACCTAGATGAGAAAGAGGCTTTCCGTTTGGGCGTGATGGCTGATGTGAACAATCGCGTGGGCAACTTTAAGGGTGGCGACTTTACAAAGCAGATATTCAAGTCTGAGAATCAAAAACTCTTGTTGCGTAATGCTTTCCCAGACCAAGCCTCTTACACTGAGTTTTCTCAATATGTAAAGGCATTGGGCCAACAGAGTGCAACATCAAAGAGGATTCTTGGTGGCTCACGCACAGCAGAAAACCTGTCTGTCCAAGAAGAGGCAAGCCTTCTTGGGGGACTAGCACAAGCAGCGGCATCACCAGACCCTGTTTCCTCTGCGTTAAGAGTGGGTGGTCAAGCCTTGTTGTCACGGGCAAGAGGCATCAGTGGTGAAACCTCTGAGGCTTTGCAACGGCGTTTGTTTAGCGTTGACCCGATTGAGCAAACAGCAATCTTGAATGAGTTGAATCGCAGGGCACGAAAACCACAAACAGGTCTGTTAACTGGCGCGGCTGTCACTGGTTCGGCAACAGGGATATTGGGCGATTGACCCGATAAATCCCCATGCTTGCAGAACTGGCCCTAGCGAACGCAGCCTTCTCGGTTATCAAGGAGGCGGTTCAAAACAGCGGCGACATTATGAACGCTGGACAGGCGCTGTTCCAGTATTTCGACAACAAGGCAGTTATCCAGAAGAGGGCCAGCGAGAAGGGCGGCTCGGATCGTGGCGACCTTGAAGAGTTTATGGCTCTTGAGCAACTCAAGAAGCAGGAAGAAGAACTCAAACAGATGATGATTTACTCGGGGCGCGGTGGTCTTTGGCAAGATTGGTTGGCGTTCCAAGTGCAGGCCAAAAAGAAGCGAGAAGATGCTGAGAAAGAGCGTGTGCGAATTGAGATTGCCAAACGCGAACGGCGCATGGCATGGCTCACGAACGGGTTTTGGACAGCCTGTTTGATTGGCTTGTTGTACGTTGCCTACTTTTTGGGCGAGCTTGTGTGGTCGCTTACGAAAGGTCGTGGATGAAATACCTAATTGCCATTGTTGCGCTGCTGGCTGGATGCACCGACTCGTATCGGTTTCCATGCCAAGACCCTGTAAACCATGACAAGGTTCATTGCAATCCCCCAGTGTGTGAGGCTAATGGCACTTGCACCAAGTACCTGATTAAAGGAGAACCAAATGAAAACTGACTTTGATGCGCTGCTGCGCTTCATTATTGGCGTGACGCTATCGCTCACACTAGCTGGCATTGTGGCTGTGGTGCTTTATTCCTTGGTTTTTGTTACCCAACCGATGAACGGCATGGCCCCAAACGATGAGGCGTTTTTTAACCTCATCACGCCATTGGCGACTTTTATCACTGGTTCATTGGGCACTCTGTTGGCGATGAACAAGAAACCCCCGTCTGACAAGAAAGAAGGTGAAGCATGATTGCACTCGCAGGACTTTTGGACATTGGCGGCAAGCTGATTGATAAGCTCATCCCAGACCCAGAGGCCAAAGCTAAGGCTCAACTTGACCTTGCCAAACTTGCCCAAGATGGCGAACTGGCGGCAATGGCAAACGAGACAAAGCTGTACGAGACTGAGCAAAACAACCTCACAGACCGCATGAAAGCGGACATGGCATCTGACTCTTGGCTGTCCAAGAACATTCGCCCCATGACCCTTATAGCCATCTTCGTGGGCTACTTCATGTTCGCCATGATGTCGGCGTTTGGCTACAACGCAAACGAGGCATACGTCACCCTGCTTGGGCAGTGGGGGATGTTGGTGATGTCGTTCTATTTTGGCGGCAGAACCCTTGAGAAAATTATCGACATGAAAGGTAAAAAATGACCCAACTGACCAAGAACTTTTCCCTGCACGAACTCACCAAGTCTGAGACTGCTGCCCGTCACGATATGCCCAACGAGCCTGGCTCGGCTGAGATTGCCAACTTGGTAGACCTTGCTGCCAAGGTGCTTCAACCCATCCGTGACCACTTCCAAAAAGGTGTTCACATCAATTCAGGCTTTCGCCATCCTGACGTTAACGCCAAGGTCGGTGGGTCACGCACTTCTGACCATTGCAAGGGCATGGCTGCTGACCTTGAAATTCCCGGTGTCCCCAACGCTGAGTTGGCCCAATGGGTGAAAGACAACCTCGAGTTCACCCAGTTGATCTTGGAGTTCTACACACCCGGCATCCCTGACTCTGGCTGGGTGCATGTCAGTTTTGATCCTGCCAACCTGAAGAAGCAGGTCATGACTGCCACCAAGAAAGATGGCAAGACAGTCTACTTACCCGGCTTAGTCGCTTAAACCATCCCTCTGCTCTTGAGGGCATATGCGTCCATAGAACCTGGCCTACCAGTATATGGGCGCAACTCAGCGCCATCATAGTTTGTGGTTTGCCCAAAGCTGGTGATGGTTCTGGCTGGTGTGTCTGCCTCAAACCAATACGAGCAAGGGTAGCGGCTGTCAGACCGAATCGTGCCAAGGCGCACCAAGTCGTTCAATTCAACCCGTATCATGGTCAGCGGCAGTTTGGTCTGTCGGCTGAGTTCGTTTGATGTGGTTGGTTTTCCAATCAATTGCAGCTTGTTAATGATGACTGCACACACATCTTTTTTGTTAAGCATCTTATTGTTCCAGTAAGACATCAGGCAAGACGGTTGCTTGCCTTTGAATGATTTGTTTCTTTGCTAAATTCACAGCTTCGTCCATTACCTTAACGGTAATCACATCCATCTGTGCATCGTGTAGTTCCATCAACATATTGAGAGATTGAATCTCTTTGCCTGTCGGTGTGAATCTTTGAATCTTAACGGCTCTCATGATGATGCCAATCAGTGCTTCGCGTCCATCAATGCCAACCTCTTTGTAGTCTGCTCCAAACCCCATCAGTTGCAAAGCCTCGGTG